CTCTAAGTTTTTTACTAGTATGACAATGATCTACATATAAAGGCTCTACTTTACCCCGTCTTATATTATCATTTGCGTCTTTATTACATAATATACATTTATAATCTTGACTAGCTAATTTAGTTTCGTATTCTTGGGGAGTTAGATTATATCTAAGTTTTAAATTACATTTTCTACCTATGGCCTTTCGCCATTCTTCAGGTTTAGTTTTTTCATACTTAAGAATTTGAGCAGTTCGTTTTTCTTTATTTTCTTCATACCACTTTGCGTGGTATTTTTTATGATAGGCTTTACGTGTTGCTTCGTCTTTGTACGGCATGAACGCTCCTAAAAGAAAAAGGGCACCTAAGTGCCCCTAGTTCAAACTATTGTATCACAACTTATTATCGGTTGCATACGTACATAGTACATTCAAAACCAAATCTCATTTCAGTTGCTGCTGGAGTTGTCCACATAATTTTTCCTTTAAATTTAATACACACCGTGTGTATAACTACATATTACTCCGAAGATTTGCCTGTAGAATACGTAAAACCATGAATAGCAGATAAAGAAAAACCCCACCGAAGCAGGGTTTAACTTAGTACATTGTTTCCAACCGCAATTAAGCGCCTGGTGAACCCCACATACCGAGAGGATCAGACCAACCGAATGAATAACGCTCACGAGCTTTGTATCTAACATTGCCTGTGTCAAAATCGCCATCCATAGATGTTGATAACGGAGTACGCACAAAGTGTTTCATGCCGTTAGGTACATCAGTTGTTAAGAAGTATGCATCGCTGTCTGTTAAGAAGTGGTTAATTGTGTAACCTTCTGGAATTGAACCATTATTCTTAATAGCATTGATATCATTGTCAGCTGTAGAAACACGAAGTTCAGTTTCGAGCAAACGAGTTGCAACGAATTGATTACCTGGTGGAACTACTAACTTACGTGGTTGAGCAGCGATTAAAAGGCCACGCTCATCTGTCCATGCAGCGATTTGAATAACAGCGTTTTCTAGTGCTGTTTCGTTCAAGTCTGTTGCAGTTGATTGAGTGTTGCTGTTTGTACCGCCTGCAACAGTTGGGTGTGAAGTAGAGAACAATGGAACACCATCACCGCCGTAATAAGCAGCAGAGTTAGTAAAACCATTATTAAGAACTGCAGCAGCCTTAACTTGTTTTGTGTAAGCCATAGCGCGAGCTAAAGCCTTTGTGTAACGTGCTGATAATGTGTCATACAAGTTATCTTCTACAGCTTCTTCTGTTAAAGAAAAGCCAAGAGCAATAGTTTGGTGATTGTATCGAGCAGTAAAAGCTTCTTGAGCATTGTCGTAAGCGATGGCATTGCCTTCGTTTTTAACAGGTGCTGCCGCAAAGCCTGAAAGTTTTGTTTCTTCTTCGAATGAACGTTCTGAAGTCTCTGTTTCGTAGAGTTCTTTATGTTCTTCGCCGTAACGTTTATATTCTAAACCAAATAGTGCATTTAGTCCTGGTAAGAGCTCTTTAAGGAGCTGTGCGCGTGAAATAGCCATGTTTTATTCTCCTTAGATGCCTGTTGGGTTATTGTATGAGTGAGCAACTGGGTTAAATTTAACCAAGACGTCAGTATACGCATCACCAACTGTTGATGTTGTGCTTTCAACGAAATCTACAATACGGAACGCATAACCAGAGGTAGTAGCAGTAGTAGCACTAATTGCTGTATTTGAATTACCTGTGGTTGTTGAACCTGTAGATGTTGATTGAACTGCTGCTAAAATAGCATTAGAGCCAAGTGCAGTTTGAGCTAATGAACCATCAGCTTGAACTTGGAATAATGTATTGTAATCGTCAACAACATAAGCCATAGCATCTGACGCTACTGTACCAGTTGGCCAGTATTGTGCAAATGTTAATTGCTTAGTTGATGGGTTTGTGTAAGTGCAACCTACAAAAACACCGATTGTGCCTGCTGGGAACGGTGTTGAGTTATCACCATTCGTTGTTACTACTTGGATTGTACCTGCAGCTACAATAGAAACTACTTGACCGTAGTATATATTTGAAGCGTAGCCGGAAGCAATCTTGATTTGACGTGTACTACCAGCATATGGTAGACCGCCAATTTCATTTACGGGTTTAAAGCCGTACGGGGTTGCTGTTGTTGACATAATATGTCTCCTTTGTGTTATTTACCTTTACCGAATGACGATGTAGCTTTCTTCTCTGAGAAAAGAGGCATACGGGCATCATTCTGTTTCATAAAGCTGTTGTCAACCGCTTCGGCTTGTTGTTTCGCTATGTTTTCATAGTGAGCCTTACGTTGTGCAACAAACTCTTCTGGAATTTTACATAATAATAGTCCACCAATTTCAACTCCGTCTTTGAACCGAGCATTTTGGTCAACCATTATTCTCATTTCAGGGTGGTCCGCTAATTTAACGGGCTCCCATCCTTCACGCATTTTAGAAGAAACATTTAGATTATCAGCTTCGTTTAATAGACTAGTTCTGATCCAACGGTATGCCCATCCAGGTACCTTTTTAAATTCAGGTAATAGAGAGGCAGGTTTCCAGCTATCTGCACGTTGAAATTCTTCTCTTGTATCTATTTCACGATCTGTTCTGTTTGTATTATCCATTTGCATTCTCCAATTTTAAAGTTTCTCTTGCATATTGTTCCGGTGTTAGCCCAAATTTCTTAGCTAACGCTACTTGTGTCTTCGTCAATCGTACTTTTTTAGGCGCGGTACTACGCGTTGCCGGAGCAACTACAGTCGAAGGTTTAGTGCGCTGGGCGGGTTGGTCCTCGTCTAGCGTTGCATCCCCAAAGTTTTCTGGGAATCGTTTCTGCATCGTACTATCAATACGACGGTAATATTCGTCAGAGGTAGGACTGATCCCACTTCTAACTAATTTTTCATGTACGCCTAATGCAAGGCTTGTCATTTCTTCGTCTTTACCAAACCAATCATTTTTTTCTTGCCAAGCTGCGGCTTTATCGTCGGGTTTAAACGAACGTTGTTCATTTTGTTGTATATATACAGGATTTTCAGGTTCCTGTAAAGTGTTTTTAAATCTAGGCTCATACTGTTGAGCTTGAGATAGGCGCATTTGAGCATCGTTCATTTTTTGTTGGGCATCTATAATTTTATCAGTATCACCTGAATCATAAGCTTCACGATAATCTCGTTTAGCTGAATGTAACTGTTGTTCTATAGAGCCTTTAAGAGTTTCAATATAAGTTGATTCTCCAGAACTTAAAGTAGCTTTTAACTTTTTATTATCATCAGCAATTTGTTTTGCAAACTTAATAGCTTCTTGACGTTCACGATCTGCTTCTTCTTTAGCGCGACGTTCATCATGATAAACTTTTCTAAGTTGAGCCATACGAGTTTTAACTCGATCTGAATACTCTTCAAGATTATCATTTTCTAATTCTTCAACAAGATTTTTTGGTAGTGGTTCTTTACCCTTGTCTTGTAGGGGAGTATCATCTTCAATTTCAAGATCAATATCATCTGCTTTTGTTTCTACTTTAACTTCAGTTTTTTCTTGTTTAGTCTTTATTTCTTTTTCTTCAGATAACTTAGTACCTGGTATTTCATCATCATCATCTGGGTATTCAAAAACAATATCTCCATCTTTTACGTCAGCCATATATTACTCCTTATCCGCGAGTGTAGCCGCGAGGATCAGCAACAACCCCCTCAACTGTATCGTCGTTAATAATGCGGAATTCTCTTCCGTGAATTTTAAATCTAGTGCCCGCGTATGCACGCGTTAAAACAAAATCACCCTCTTTACACCAAGGACCCGTAGGAAATCTAGCCTCATCTTTATAAGCTAAGTCGCCTACTTTTACTACAAATAAAACTACAGTTGAATGCTCTTCTACAGATTTAGCGCCAGCTGCTTTAACAATACCACCTTTATATGTTTCCTCTGCTTCTGGAATTGCACATAAAATCCTATAGCCTTTTGGATCTGGAAGCTGTAAACCTCTTTCTTCAATTGGTATATCTTCTGCATTTACTTCATTTACTGATGGAATAATAATCGGTCGACCGTTTGCATCTACCAAGTTTTTATTCATGGTTAGAATCTGATCACTCATCCGAGTTCTCCATCCTGTCTACGATGTCAGCAATAATGCCTTGTATTGTATCGCAAGCTCGTATATATCCGACAGCAGATTGGTAATGTGCATAATCTTTCGCAGAACCTTCAGCAATTGAACCTAATACTTCTTTGCGTCTTTCAGCTATCTTGTTGATCAATAGCTCTAACGTTGGGTCTATCATTTACTACTCCTTTGGTTGTTGTTTATTCATTTGTTGCATTTGTATATCTTGTTGTCTTTTAGATTGTTCTTTTTGGTGCTCTAATTGATCATTAGCTCTTACTGCTTCTATACCAATTTTTGTACCTTCTAATAACTGTTTAGCTTCCAACTGTTTATCGTCCATCACTGCACTAGCACCTAACTGAGCACCAGCAATACGTTCTTGTGATTCAATACGCATCTTATCAAGTTCAAGTCTAGCTTGATCTGCTTGAATATCGGCCATAGTTTTTTGCTGTTTGATTTGTAAGTCTTGAGCTTTTAACTGTAACTCTTGTTGTTGCATTTGAATAATTGGATCTTGTTGCTGTTGTTGAGCCTGCTGTTGTTGTGCTTCAGAGGCAGACTTAGCAGAAAGTTTCTTAGCAGCTTCAGCCATAAGTTTAGATAGTTCAAACTCTACATCTTCTGGTAGTGTTTCATCAGCTTTAGGTAATGGGACTCCTAATTGTTCTTCAAGTTGTTTTCTATATTCAAATGCTACATGCTCATTAATGTGCGACATGGCTGCTGCTTGAATTGCATTTGCTTGAGGGTTCTGTCCTACCATCTGTAGAATCTTAGGATCTTGCATAGCTGTCATATGAACCGCAATATGCGCTTGATGGTCTTGATAAATAAATGCTTTAACAGGTTTACCATTAATAATATTCATATTTTCAGATACAGGATCTTTTGGTTTTTGATCATCAGATGATGGGATAAGTTTGCTAATATTTTTAACACCAAGTACTTCTAACATTTGTTTATTAAGTTCTACTTGGTCATAAATTTGCGGATTAGATTGAGCCATTTGCATCACAGCTTGATACTGAACTACTTTCTGTGACATCGTTGCAGCATTAGGATCACTAACTGGAATGACATCTACGTTATCATAGTCAGCTTGTTTAGCACGGCGATCACCTACTTCAGGATCATAAGAATATTCTTCTGGTGTGTAGTCACGAATAATGCCTTTAAGTAATTTAAACTCTTGCTTCATCGCATAGTAAATACGAGCTTGTACAGCTGACATTACTTTCAATGTTCTTTCTAATATAGCAAGGGTTGTACCTACTGGAGAGTTAGCACTCATGTCAGACACTTTCATATCTGCAGCTGAAGCAAAACGTCGTCCTTCATCAATAATACCATTCATTAAACTTTGTAATACTTGTGAAGGTTCTTTGTAAGGTAGCATTAAAATGTTGTCACGAATAGCACCACTTGGTACATCTACATCTCTAAATTCACCTGGAGCAATTGGAGTGTCATCGCCTTTAATGCGTAGCCCACGAGACTTGAGACCTCCTGGGAGATTCGATAAAGTACCTGCATCAACTAACTGACGAAGAATCATCGTACCTGATTTAGCAAATGC